AGTCCCCAAGTTTAGTGCCGTCTGATAATTCCAAGTTCGCCAGCATTTCTGCTAAGGGAGAATCTCCGAGATTTAACCCGTCTCTCAGGGTTAGATAGATAATACCAGTCTCTAATTCGGCAAGGTTTGTGTCGCTGAATGTAATCCCATCAGAAAGGGTAAACTGGATTTTATACAGGATAGCTAACGTATCACCGAATTTCACCTCATCAGTGAGGCTCAAATCCGCAGTATTTAGAACATCAAACGCCTCAGAAAGTTTTATTCCATCAGTTAAAGTCGGGAATGCTTCCATTGTCCTGGTCAGAGTATCCCCTAGATTTATTCCCTCTGTTAAAGATAGCCAAAAGGTAACAGCAGCTAATAATGAATCTCCTAGTTTCAGCCCATCACTCAAGGTTGGACTCATTGTGCTGAGTTGTGAGAAAGAATCCCCACCTTTTATCCCCTCTGTAAGGGAGAGGGTTGCAGCCATACCTTTAGTTAAAGTATCACCAGCTTTGAAGCCGTCTGTTAGGGAGAGTTCTATCGCACCTGACGTATATTCAATATGGATTTTAGGTGCATAAGTAGCAGACCCATTGTAAGACCTAGCATATCTTTGACAGCCTGTATTTTCATCGCTTCTGTCATCGTGGTCATCCCAAAAGATAACCATGTCATTTCCACTTGCCCACCCTTTGCGGTCAATAATTTCCTGAATGACAGTCTTAATGTCTGGACTATTGTAATTCGTATCAACAGTCCAAGCTGGTATGTTATCCCAATCAACATAGGCAGTTATTCTAGTCCTACCTAGATAATTAGCTTGTGTGCTAAAAGCAGCAGCATCGTCAACATCTTCACCCCTTATTCTGGTTCTACAAACAGTTCCGCTTGTAGTAAAACCGCATCTTAACGTTAAATAGGCTTCACCAATAGTAGCCCCTTGTGGAATAGTTACCGTCTGAAAGCGCATACCGCCACCGTATTTCCGTAATCCAACTCCAGAACCCCCCGCTATTTGAAAAGAGGATGTTGTGCTAAAAACAGGCGTTCCAGCATTTTCATAATATAGGCAATCATCACCACTTGCCCCCACTTGTTCATCAATGCTTGGGTCGGCCCCTATGATTAGCTTGTATCCATTAGTGGGCTTGCCGTCAATGAACTTGCGATACCTTACTCCATCAGGCAGTTTTTCTATTACACGCCATTCAATCTTTTCATAAGGCATTACACACCGTCATCGGCTGCTGAAATCGTTATCGTTAGGTTGACAACATTGTTGTCTACCACAGGCTGAGAAGCACCAAATAAGCCATAGTTGAATAGCGTTCCACCACCTGCGGTATTACTCTTAGTAGCAGCACCAGTTCCGCCAGCCACCAATCCAGCACCATATAAAGTCTTTGTATCATTGGCGGTAAATTCAGCCTTGTTAGCTGAGTTAGTGATTGATTGACTACTTGCACCACCTTCTGTCCAAGCGGGTCTAGTTTCCTCATCATAAGCTGCCCATTCTGTAAAAGAGGGGGTGGCATAAGTCATAGTAGCTGACGCTGACGTATTGGTTTCAGAGATAACGCAATACCAATCGAGAAGCTGCGTATCATCGCTGAAGTAAGTACCGAGCATAGAGTTTAATCCTTGATTAACCACGATATTATCGGTCTCACTCTTGCCGATGAGCTTCATCTCCTCCCTATTATTAAAGACTTCTATGACAATATGTCCCTTCAGTTTTGCTCCACTCTTTACCGTTTCTGGCTTTTTAATTTCTATTTTGTTCATTGTTTACCTCCTTTAATAAATTATTAATCTAAGCCTTCTTCCTCTTGCATTAGCTCAAGTAGCCCCCTAAAAACCCATGAAAATGTGGAAAACTTTTGCCTGACATTCTTACTTCCGCAGTTAGGACATTCCACATCATCCTTGGGGTTTAGTTTCTCAAATTTGTTCTGGCATACTTGGCACTGGTATTCACGGATTGGCATTTATCTCCTCTAATGTGAAAGTTCGGGGACATTCTCCCTCTCTATACTCTGGCATATTAGGACTTTCAATAACCATATCTAAGCTACCAGACCTAAAGTGATTAACCTTTGCATCTAATAAACTAGCACCCTTAAGCCCCAGTAATTGAAATAACAGTTCTGGTGAAATGGTTAATATCCCTCGCCTTTTCATATTATTTCCCTCGCATCGCATCAATCTGGGACGCACAAGCCCGAATCTTGTCTTTCATTAAACTTATCGCCCCCACAATCACAAAAGCCACGTGTTCACCATCCGCCACTATCTCAAAACATCCACCATCCTTGATTTGCTCTGCTGTTAATTGCTTTAATTTACTTATCGAAATCTGTCTCATTCTGCCTCTCCTCCTTCGATGAACTTCTCGCAAAGGCTTGCGATAATGTCATCGTTTACTTTCTTATCCTCCTCGCTTACTTTCTTCAGGGCATCAACAATTATCTGATTTGCCTTAGTCCCGAACCATACTTCCTTTTCAGTGTTCCACTTTTCAAGACTCCACGATACCCTTCCTGTTGGTTGCATAAGGACATCATGGATATGGCATTTAGGGGGAGATTCGGCAGCCTCTTCCTCTACCTCACATTGAAAACCTTTGCCCCTTTCGTCATATTCTCGGTGAGGACACCTATATGAGTTTTTGAATCCATACTCTTTAATCTCCGTTTCGCTTGGGGATAATGTTTCTCTTAGCTTCCTTAAAATCTTGAAGGTTACTAAATCACCTTCTTTGGGAAGGTTGTTGAGAAGCACAAACCTCTCGCCCATATTTAATTTCTTACTTATTTTATCAGCCATTTATTCTCTCCTATTGAGTTTATTTGAGGGCTAGTTAAAGCCCAGCCCCCAGAAGGCTTTAAGTCTGGACTAGACTACTCTACCCACTCTGGGTATTGCTTACCATAATCCAATAGGGTGTCGTGCCGACCATAATTTTTAAAGTATGACTGACAGCAGCCCCAGTAGTTGTTGCAGCAAAGAGCGAAGTTGTGTCTGTATCAGCCCCAGTAGTAAAGCCCATCAAACGGAACAAATTTGGTATCTCTGTAGCTCCGAAGTCGTTAAGCAAGATGTATGCACCACGAGGCATAACGGGGCTAAAGGTGTTGGATTGGTTGCCATCTAGGGCTATAACGCCAAAGTCGCAGGTTTGCAGAGTCCCAGATATTGCTAGCTCAAACTCTGCCGCTGAAATATATCCGCCCGCTATAAAGGTAGACGGATTGATGGCGACCTTGGTATAGCTACCACTTACCCAAGAGCCACTTGTTCCAGTAGGGGTTACAACTATGTTTTGCCCCACAAAGCTACTACCGGAAGTTAATACAGGGGCAGCAACTATCTCGTTGCCATGCCATTCCTGACCCGTAGTAACTGTTCCAGCAAATTCAAAGTAACTGGCTGGAACTCGACCTGTAGTGTAGGCATCTATAGGACTTTGTCCAACGCTTGGAAATGTTCTTGCGGCCATTTTATTCTCCTAAATTGAGATTGATTCCTTTATACAATTTACTTGTTCGACCAAAGTGGGGGCAATGTATTCAAACGCCATTGCCCGAAGCGTCGGATTGTCTTTAAGCACTAGCAGTATCGTTCTTTATGCCAGTTACCTTCGAGCAGGATATGATGGATTGCAGCATACAGCTAACATACCATTTAATCCTCCAGCGAGAGGCATCTTTGGTTTCCAGATCGCCCAGTGGAACGATAGTGATTGTTCCGTTCTGAGTACCACAACACTGTTTCGGGCCAAAGCTGAATACGAAGATGCTTGTACCATCATCGGCTACAGCAGGGGTCGTAGGTTCGTAGCCAAAGTATGTGCCGAAGTCCTTGGTCAAATTCTCAGTATCTTTGACGTAATCGCTAACACCGACAGGAACACCAAGAACAGTTTGCACACGCTTGTTGGCTCTGTCGTCATAGGAAATCCCGCCAGCAGCTACCAGCCACTTATTGATGTTCCTTCGCATTTGCTTGGACATCACCAGCAAGTCTGGCTTGTAGCCCTTTATCTTGTCTATGGCCTCTTCAAGTTTAGCCATAGACAGAGCTACAGGAGTTGTGTTATTCGTTGCTACGGGAACGACATTGTAGCTGACATCATCGGCTTCGCAACTGTTGATTAGGTAGTGCATCCCATTGAACTCCTTGGGGTTGCCTGTGTTGTAGCCATAAAGGAAGGTTGTTAAGAATTGGTATCTCAGAGCCTTCACCTTGGCTGCAATCATCTCGGCCTTCAGGTCGTTGACGTTAGACCTAGTAGCTTTCAGGAAGTTGTCCAAGTCAGCGTCTCCACCTAGAATCCGCAGAACCGCAGTGGTCGGAGTAACAGTGCCAGTGCCTTCTACCCATGTGTCGCCCACATCATAGAACTTGGCTGTGGGTTCAGTAGTTTCAACGTTATAGGTGAGTCCATTACCCACAATGTCTATAAAAGGCAGTTGCTCCAAAATAGGGTCATCTCGCACAAACAGTTCAATTACACCTGCCTGCAAGACATCGTTTGAAAGTTTTGCAGCTTCATCTAATGTATAAGCCATTTTAAGTTCCTTTTTAGTTTATTTTTTCCCAGATACTCCAAGGAGAAGTTTTTCTTCAGGGGTTTTTTCCCGCCATGTCGTTGCAGGGGCACTTGGCCCACTAGCACCAGAAACGGTGTAGCCTAAATCCTTGAGCTTCTGCTCTAACAAGGTTTTAGCCTTTTCATCTGCCAACTTATCAACTTCAGCCTGGGTTTGGTTTTTGGCTTTATCCTTTAGATATCTCAGGGCCTCCTGTGGAGTTCTTTCATCGGCAACAGCCTCCTGCACTAAAGGGTTGTCATATTCAAGCTCCTGACTGTGTATGTAATTGATAAACTTTTGGACATCGGGGTCTAGCTTGGTTTCCTCTTTGGGTTTAGCTTCCTTCCTCTTGTCCTCTAATTGCTGGCTGTAGGTTTTCCGCACTGGTTTGGATTCATCCTCTTCACCGCTAATACGCCGTGCAAGGTCATCCGATACCGTTGCGTACCATTCTTGCATATCGTCTATCCTCTTATGTAGAGTGGTAAGCTCTTCTTTAGGTACACCTCGTTCCTGTGCAGCCTTCAAGCTGCCTTTTAGCTGCTTAATTACCTCTTCTTTTCTTACTATCTCCTGTTGAAGTTCCTCGGTAGTTTGTTGAGGCGCAGCAACCTCGGCTTCCACCTGTTTTTCAGGTTCAACCTGAGTGTCTTGCTTTTCCTCCATGTTTTACCTCCTTCTCCATTCTTCTGTTGATTCTTGGAGACGGTTTAATCTTGCCTTCGACTTGAGGCAAGATAATAACAGCCGATACTCGACTCCATATCGGTGGGTTATTCAAAATTAGAGTATGAAATTGTCTGGGGGTAGTAATTCCCTAACCATTAAGGTTAAGGGGCTCTGTTGAGTCTTTAAGGTGGCTCTTGACAGATTCTAGGGGTTAGTGTTAGTCTTAATTAGGGGGTGAAGAAATGTTAATACTGTTAGCCCAAGGTGGCATAATTCTTTTAACCTTTTTCTTTGTCTTGTGGCTTATCGGTGAGTTTATAGAGGATGAGCGAAGAGAGAAATTAGAAGAGGAATCAAGAACTACAATACCTGAAGGCGGTTCTGTCCCTATCCCTATCCCTATCAGAAAAAGATTCAATGGGTGGACTTGGAAAATCAACTTCGCCATTATTTTGGGAATTCCAGGGTTAGTGTTTCTTTGGGCTTGGGCTTTAGCTATTTAAGGTCTGGTCTTAACTCCCAGAATTGTCCCTGTTCCGTGCCTGTTAATTCAGTCCACTTAGTTTTGCCACGAGACACGGCAAAGGCATCCTGTAATTTCCTTAATGCCTTCTTTTCAGCTTCTTCCTCGGTTGTGCCTCTTAGAGAATACTCGGAGAATACTAATTGCCTGAAATCAGCGTTCCTGATGCCTCGTTCTATTTGAACAATATAACGGGTTGGCACGCCTACAAATTTCCCTGTGAATTGTGCGTAGTATTCGACAGTTTGAATTAGATATTCAGGGTCTATCTCTTTTATGGGGTCTGCACCCTGCTGGATGAGTGTGGTAGTTCTGCCCAGTGCCCAAGCCAACTCGTTTATTGTGGAGAAGATAGGGCTTCCTTGATATTGAAACTCCTGGTCTCCAGATGCCCACCCCCATAAATGTTGTGCAATATCACCAGCAACAAACATAAAGTTGATAGGGCCTAAAACCGCAGCACGCAGTTGTCGCTCTTTCTTCCATTGAAAAGCATCAGCCATCCATTGAAATACCATCGGAAGAACAGCCCACGCCATAATGAGATGGAATAATGCCCTTTTCTTGTCCCCCCTACCATACTTAAGGTTTCTAGCGTTCTGGGCGATAATTCTAAAGTATTTGTTAGGTTGGCTCATAAACATTGTAAATAATGACCACATAGAGCCTTCCTTACGTAGAGCTGCCATATCTTCTAATCCGAATGAAGGCTGTGTTCTTTTAGTCGCTAATTCAGCCTCTAAAATAGCCTGTTCTTCCGTATATTTCTGTTTTAGCATAGACTTATACACAGCATAAGAACCCTGCACGGTGGCTGCCGTATCAAAGAAGCGTATCCCAATCATCAGATGGTCACGCCAATTACGCCTTTGGGAAAGTTTCCCCTGCCAGCCTTTTTGCATAACCAGCTTAACATCCCTTTCATACCCCGCTCCCCATCGCTCATTAAGATATGGCGATTTCGCTTTCAGCATCCTGTAATTCTGTATCGGGTTTTTCCAAAAATCCGTTACGCCTTCAAAGAAATCCTTAATCGGCATCTTGTCGTGCAACATATACGCAGGGAGCGAAACAATCTGCCTTAGACTTACGGCGGGGGATACCAAGACAGCAACAGTGAAATTACGCCGTATAACATCCAACCAGTGTATGACTTTTGCCTTATCAATCCCATCACGGGCTATATCATCTAGGTGTTTATTTAGATATTTCAGGATATTGTTACCATGATATTGCCTTATCGCAGTTTTGACATCCTTATTGCCGAATACCTGTCTGGCTTCTTTCATTGATTGTGAGAAAGCCTTAAAATGCTCCATCTCCGTTATAAATCTCGTGTATGTTCGCAAAGCACCATCATTACGCAAGGGTGCTATTGAGCGTACCCTGGGTTTCAGATGGCGACTCGTGACACTTGAATAACTAAAGGCTTGGTTTACAAAGGCAAGATGTTCATGTATATCACTGTTAATATCCCTACTCAACGGTGAATAATAAGGATTTAAGGGTAAATCCATGTGGAACTTCGCTTGATAATATGGCTGTAAGCCCTTACCATAAGTCTGATAGGTATTCATTAACCATCTGGCTATCTCTAAGTCCGCTTCGGGAATCTTATCCTGAACCACAGCCATCATTTCGTCAGTCCATTTCATTCCCTCCCTGAATGTTCTCTCAAGCGTTGGGTCTTGTAATTGCATCCACCTTTCTATCAACTGGTCTCTCGTTAGAGATAACTTAACCTCTACCCCATCAGTATTTTTGAAAATGCCCAAATCTATCTTGTCGTCAGATATTTGGTTCAGGAGAGCGTTCAGTTGTCTGCGATTTTGGGTGTCAAACAATTCCTTTATCTGCGATATTACTTTATCAAGCCAATATGCTTCCCCACTTATTTGGGTGGCTCGGCTAAGATGCAGATTATCGCCTAATTGGTTAAGAATACTCTGATAGGGTTTGGATGCCTTATCAAACTTGCTTAGTTTATCCAAAAGGTCATCCATACCTAAATGACTATTTTCTACTCCTTCCCAAACTCCAGTTCGCTTTTCAAAGTTGGCCGTGCCGACTGTCTCTGCCCCAGGTTTAATGCCCTTGCCACCTGTCACAACACCGATAGTGTTATCTATACGCTCTTTTACTCTAGCAACCTCAGCTTCTCTCTGGGCTAACCTCGCACTGCGACCCGTTGCCTTGATTCCCTTGATATAATTAAGGGAGTTCGCCATCTCATTAGATGACATTCCCTTTAATCCAGAAACCGATAAAATCTCTATGGCTTCGGCAGCTTCATCATAAGGAAGCTCACCCTTCTCGGCTGCCGTCATATATTTGAGGATTTCTTCCTGAACATTACCTCTGTCTCTATTGATGTTCTTCTTGATGCCGTCAAGTATTCTTTGGGCTTCTGGGGTAAACTTGCCATACCTCAAGCCAGTAGTGACTTTTGTGGGTTTGGTTGCCCGTAACTCTTTCGTTATTTGTGCTGCTATGGTTTTCTGTGCAGCGACCTCAGCATATTTATCGGCTAAGTCCATAGCCTTTCTGAGTTGTGCATCAGTTTTAACATTCTTGACTGAAGCCAACATCTTCCCTTGAACTTCTTTGGGTAAATGCTCTTTAACATACTTGGTGAGTTCAGTCTTGACTATCTGCACATCCTGTCGCTGTTGAATGTATCTAGCCTGTATCCCCCTTATCATCCTAACAGGTTCTAGTCCTTCAACTGTAACTTCGCCTTCGCCTGCCTCTACTGTGGTAGTTTCCCACTCCGCAGCAGCAGTAGTCTCAGCAACTTCAGTTTTGGGTACTATCTTACCCTTTGTGGGTATTTCAGGAGCAACAGGTGTAACCTCACCCACAGGAACTTCTGTTGGTGCAACTTTAGGTAATGTCCCCTTAAATAATGCTGCCCATGCTTCTTCAGCAGACATCTTCTCGGCATTGGTCACGCCAAGATTTGTTAATTGTTCAACAAGAGCACCAGTTAAGGGTAAAGCACCCTTACCGAATATGCCCGCTATGACCTCAGCAGTTATATCAGCTACGGGAATATTAAATAACTGTGCCAAATTATCCACAACGAGTGTGTGTGCTGCCTCCTGCCCTTCTAACGCCAGAGCTGCATGATACGCAGCAGGATAATATTGTTCAGCCTCCGCTGCTGCCATACGCCCTATTTCAGAGATTATACTGTCCGTTATTTTCACCCCACCTCTTTCAAGTTCCCCGAACAACTTTATGAACAGGTCTCCCCTCATTAACTCGGCTTGAGCTTCAGCCGTCTTTGATGCTAACCACTGCTTTAGGAATCTTTCGGCTGCGTTCTGTAATTCTGTATCCCCAACCTTCTTGGCATGGGCGATAACATCCTTGATAACAGCCTCGCTCATCTGACGGCCTCCAGTGTAATATCTCCCAACGGCTTGAGACCCGAATCTCTGTGCTAATAACCTTATTGTTTCCTCTTGGAGTTTGGCACTAGCTTGAGGTGTGGGCATACTAGCAACCATATCTTTCACAAGGTTAATTTCTAATTGTGTCGCCTCACGACCAGTCTGTTGCTTTATGTAATTCTTTATAGACGTTTCTAGGGGTTTGTCTATGAGATACTTCTTTAATGGGGGAATACGCCTGATAATACCCCCAATCGCTCTTTCAAGCCCTTTTTCAAGCCCTCTGCCAGGAGCTAATGCTCTATATGCTGTTCTAGCAAGCAATCCCCCAACGCCAGTTCGTGCAGTTTGAGGGAGTATTCTTGCACTCGCTCCCGTAGCACCGCCTGATACCCCCAATAACGCCCATGCGGGAGCTTCATATAGTAGTTGTTTATACCAGGGTAGTTCTCTGTATTTCTCATAAGTTTCACCACCAGGCAACCATTCCTTGCTCGGTGTATAATCCACCACTCCAAGTTTCTCTCTTGTTAACCCAACCAGCGTGGGGTCAGTGGCGGTATAGTGACCACTAACACCCAAAAGGTCTTGAAGTGCCATCGAAGCCTCATAGTCTCCCTGTTCAGCTCGTTCAGCTAATTCCTGTAATTGAACAGCAGATTGACCTGATGACCATACAAGCATCCCAAAGGCAGTGAAGGGGTAAAAGACATAATTCAGAGCTTTTAGAATACCACTTAGTATCTTCCGCCCTACCGAGGGTTCTTTGGGTACAAACTCACCAGTAGTTTCATCAATAGTGCCTACTAACTTACCATCTTGCCATACGGTAGAATCGGTCTGCCTGTAAGTGAGTTCTACATCCTCGCCATCTTCAGTTGTTAGGGTAAATGGTATATCTACTTCCTTATACACTAATTCCTGACCCCCAAGTTCCTCATTAAATTGGTACTCAGGAACTACTTCCCCCTTCCTTATTCTATCAGATATATCTTGCCAGTCTTTAGCGTTCGCGTAATCGCCCTGCTTGAAGGCATCTTCAGCTTTTCTAGCTGCTATGGCAGCCTGTATCTCCTTTTCTGCTGCCTCTTCTGGTGTGCCAACGGTAATTAGGCCGTCTTTGAGAAGTTTCTCTGTCACATCAGCACGAAGTTCCTGTTCAGCCTCCTGCTGGCCTTGGGCAATTTGCTGTTCAGCATATTTCCCTAATTCCTGTGCCCAAGTTCCCCCAGAACGAATCTGCTGACTAATGGCTGATTCACTAAAGGGAATCTGGTCTGGCAGTCCTAATTGGGCATATAGTTCATTGGTTGCCTTGATGTCATCGGCAGCCCTCACACGAAGTTGCGCTTCAAGCCAATTAGACGATAACTTTGTCCTTGCCTCTTTCTTTTCTAATGCCTCGATTTCGTCCTGCTCACGGCGTGCTTGTTGTCTGCGTTGCAAATCAGCGAGTACGTTCTCAGCTTTTTGCCGTGTCGTTTCGGATTCTTTGCTGACTATATCAGTTACAGCCCACCATTTTAATGCCAATTCTATCTCCTCTTTGTTGGCTTCCAGCCATGATGAGAAGCCATCCTCGCCTTAGCAGATGATTCTGCTTTAGCCTTGGTATCAGAATGACCCACGACCTTGCCTGTCTCCTTATTGATAATAGCCCATTTACTGTCTTGCTTTACTACTTTATATGGCATGTTCTACTCCTCTACGATTCAGATTTTGCATTAGAAGATATTGTGCTTCTTCTAGAGCTATCTGTTCAGGGGTTTTCCAAGCATTTCGCCCCCGATGACGATTTTTTTGATATTGAATTACTATTTCAGCTTGTGGTCTTTTAAGTTGTAAATAAGGCAAAACTAATTTAAGACATTCTGTCGCCTTATTAGCTGCAATTATCCATCTCCATTGGGGTTTCCAGCTTTTTAATTTACAATGGCTATAAGTTATACATCCACCAAATTGCATTTGTAGCCACCGAATAAGCCATTCCTGCGTATTACCAACTTGAACCTTTACGACAAGGTGATAGCCAAGTTTACAATCTGTAGCCTTTTTCTTATACAATCCTATACAACCTTCACCATCAATAATTCCAGCAGCATAAACTAAGGCTACTTTACCTTTAAGCATAGTATCTCCTTATTTTTGCATCGCAGGTAACCATCCCGCTCGTAGCTTTGTTTTTGTAGGAAATAGAGCTTCAGACAAACGTGTATAGGGAATCCAGTGTCTCTCCCAGTCTGCCATCGATGTTATGTTTGCTTCGGAAAACCCATATGGACTACCACTCGCTCCCCATGCTCCATAGCCGGCCATCTGTCCCATCTGCTCAGGACTCAATTCTGCCTGTGCTCCCATAGGACGGAGAGTAGAGGCGAGTTTGCTTACATCTTGTTGTTGGCCTCTTCTTGTACGTCCTTCTGTAGTTGGCGTTGTCACTCCTACAGGCATAGATGTTTCCAGATAGTCCTTCATCCAGTTTGGCATAGGTGTTTCTTCATAACGGGGTTCGTATTTCCGCCCCGATAATCTTTCTCGTTCAGCCGTCTTGTCCTGAATCTGACGGTTTATTAACCACCTGATATAAGTTGCTTCAGGGCCAGAAAACTGCCTTAGAAGACCCCTCAAATCGTTTATTTCAGCCTCGGCTCTATTTACATAAACAGAGGTCGGAGTTGAACGCCAGTCGCCACCATATAAGGAAAGGTCGAATAACTCAGGGTGAGCCTCCATATAGCCAGCACGACCCAATGTCTGATATTCGCTTAAACTTGTCAGGAAATTCTGTTTGGCTTCTGGTTTATCCTCATAGCGTTCAAGCGTTGCTGTTATCCAATCAGCCATAGTTTTCCTCCTTCGGCATAAACTTGGAGAGCCAAGCATTGACTTCTTCTTCACCCTGTTCGTCTATCATCTTCCACAGTTCCCCGGGCGTAAGGTTGTCAAATTTCTCCTTCTGCTCTCTGGGTGTCAATTCCCTTATCCCGTAGGGTTCTTTCCCCATTTCCTTCAGCTTGTCATCTGTCTGTGTGAGCATTTTGGTTAGGCGGTTCATACTGTTCGTAAGAATGTTCAAGTTGCTAACTCCCTTGCCACTTTTTGTTCTTGTGGCGTAGCTGATGATTCAAGATCAGGCGATACTCTACCCCTTGTCTTTGCCATTTCTGTATTTATCCCTTCGCCCTGACGTGTAGGTGGAATATTTTTTACTACTTTTTGCTTTGCCTCCTGCTCTGCTTGCTCAAGTGCCTCTCTTTCCTTCTGCATACCTAACCTGTCCATAGCGTTCTTAGCAACAACGGCTTGTACGGCTGGTTGCAGCATAGCAGTCTCAGCAGCTATCTGGGCTAGTTCATCCAATGCTTCCTTCTCAGACATATCCTGATATTCTCTCAGTTCTGTCATGTGGCTTATTGAGCCGCCTGACCTCAAGCCCTTACCCAAAGCCTTTCTCATATCGTTTGCCTCTGGCGGTTCTGCTAATAACTGAACCTCACAATCATAATGCCCGCTAATATCCGTTGGTTTTATCTGCCTGTATTGTTTGTTATCCTCAGAGGCAAAGTTCTTAATCTGAATTGGAGAGTTATAGACTTTCTCTGCAATCCTGGTTCCCATGCCCATAGCAACCCCAAGGGCATCTTCAAGGTTCTTGAAGGCATCTTTGTAAGTCGGCTTTGCTGTGGCTAATAGAGTTTCTTGATGTTGCCCGCTATAAACGCCAGCAGGTCTAACCCCACTAAGCACATCTGGCGGACTAGAATAAGATTTAACCATTGCCAGCTGTGTAAACAGTCCTGAAGGCGGTTGCTCCCCTTGTAGATAACTAATTTCCGCCTCATCCTTAATATCATATAAAATCTTATCGGGGTCAGTCGGTATTTGCCCATCAGGGTATAATGTCTTAATTCGTTCAGGATTAGTACCTGTTACCTTAGTCTTTACCCACGCATACCTTGACATGATAGCGTCTATTTGAGATAAGTTCCTTACCTCCATCATGAGCATATCCTTCTTGCCCCATAGCAGAGAACGATATAAATACTCTGGTTTCCCATCGTAGTTATCATCACCCGCAGCAGCGTCAATATGCACATAAGGACAAAAACCAAAAATGTTAGGCTGAACTTCGGGCGTTAAAACAGATTCACCATCCAGCGAAAAGTATCTCCAGTAATCACTCACATAGCTAAACCATTTGACAGACTTATCGGGAGCTTTTGTGGTTGTCCATGCCCACTTGTTCCTCTCGCACATACCTTGAGCCTCGGCAACCGTGATGTTAAAACTTTCAATGACATCGTTGGGAACTAACCCTCTATGTGCTGGTGAAGCGTATGTATTTATTGGCTCTGGGACAGTTAAAAACAACGGGAAGTGAAATAACCTCTCCTCGCTATCACTCCCGAAGTAGGTGTCATCCATATTAACCTTGAGAAATACCTCCCCTCTTTTAAGGAGCTTTTTAGCTGCCCTTTTAATAGTGCGAACATCTTGCCTGAGCCAGAAGTTATAAAAGGTTTCTAAAAGAGCAACCTGCCCTCTGGCTTTATCGTTATCAGCCCTTAAGCGCACCTTGGCTTTCGGGTTATCTAAAGTAAAATGCCTTACCCCGACATCTATCCAATCTCTCGCAGTAGGAGGCATACGGGCAGGATAGTTTTTGGGGACTTTAGCATCAAAGACCAATTCGTAATAATCGTCTATTTCCTTTTGGTCTGTGTGTAACTGATTGTAGTATCCCTCGTAAGACTTAAACCTTTTCTTGATGTTCTCTACCGTTGGTGTTTTGGATGTTTCTACTTTCGCTTTTGCCATAATCTCCTCATGTTCTTACAAATGTCTTTGCTGGGGTTTGTCCCACCCATTTAAGCGGGTCAGGCGTTTTCCTTACGCCCACAAACCCGTATTTGTTCGATAGATAGTAAATCAACGCCTTGCAAGCGTGATTGTTTTTCTCAAGTGGTTTCAATGTGTTCTTATCCCTCATCCAAATCCCACCACCGTCAACGGGGGACTTCCCACCACCACACTCCGATATAAATCCTCGGCATTTAGGGTCAACAATAACCCCAGGCTGTCCAGTTATGGGATGCTGCTTCAGGTGCGTTCTTAACAGGTCAATCCCATCTTCTATGTTGACCTTCTTACTTCTTAAACTCACTCCCTCAGAAAGCCATACTTCCACAGGGGCAGCCATCGCCTGATGCTGTTTCCCCGCTATGTCAATCGCACCACCAACAACGGCGTTCCACCATATCTTCTTCTTGCACATTAAGATAATATCTTTCGTCACCACGCCTTGAACATAAATTTCGTCTATTAAGGCAATTTGTTCCCCATAATCTTGACCGACCAGAACCGCATACGCTCCTGCGTAGCCAGGATCAACCATTAGTTCAACTGGTAATTTCTCGTCAAACGAACAAGGTCTGACATGAATAGCGTTGGCGAACTCGGTTACAACCCTTCCCGTCTTAGGACACGGCACACCGCCGAACCTCTCCTGAAACCTCTCTTTAGTCATCCCCGCTTCCTGCTTCAGAATCTCAGCGTCTTCTCTCCCGCCAGGGAAGATGACTATATTAGTCCAGGTCGGCAGGGAAAAGGACTTCAAGTCTAATTGATTATAGGATTGCCCTAATTCAAACAGTTCTCTATACCAGCCGACGTAATCTTCTTCCTCGAAAGTTCCCGCCATACTCAGCCAACCTCTTTTCTCGGCCAGCCTTGTCTTTGCTCTTAAAAAGACATCATAATCAACCTGTGCAGCCTCACAGATTATGATTCCGTCAGGTGCGACTGTTGCTATCTTTTCGGGATACTTTGCCGACTTCGTTATTATCTTAGTTCCATCTTTTAGAATCATCTCGCCAGGGTCTATGTTCTTGGTAGGCGGGACTGCTAACGCCTCAAGTTTCATAAAATCATCAGCAATATGCTCCCATTCTCCTCTACAGGCTTCATAATCATTCCCCAAGAGCCAATACAATGCAGGGGACAACTTCTTTTCATAGATTAAAGAATAGTTTATGTTTATGTCCGTGTACCAGTGAAACAAAAGCTCTTTGGAATTAACCTTCGACTTCCCTGCCCTCTCTCCACCTGCGATTAGCTTATGCCTCGTCTGGTCTTTATGGATTAAATCCTGCTCTGGAGTCGGCGTGTACCCTACTAGATTAAAGATTTCTCTCTGTGCTTCTATATAACCCATTTTACTTTTTTAGCCTTTATGATATAATTAAGATATGAATACAATAACAATCGGTGATAAAATTGTTGAAGCTAAATTGCCTACGGGTGATTTCTGGGTCAAAATTGTTGAGAATCCTCAGGGTAAAGGCTTTATAATGCTGATTATGAAACCTGATGGAAATATAGTAGATAAAATTATCGTTTCGGAATTTCCCGTCTATTTACATATTCCCTGAATTACTATCTCTTGCCGTGCTTCTATATAACCCATTTAATCTTTTGCCCTATTATTGATAATTCGTTCATGAGATTAAATTCTCTAACCTATGCACCAGCTCCTCACTAGCTTCGGATATTTCATTTTCGGATATGTAACGATACCTCCCATTCATCTCCAACCTGCCTACCAATAAGTGTAGCGCTTCATGTTTGGCGGTCCGTTTAATATCTTGATAGGGCTTATCTTTATCAGTTAATTTACTGTTGAACCTTACAGTAACTACCATATCTTCTTGATTGATACTAATGTCACCAAATGAATTATCCAACGGCTCATGCTTGAAGTAAACCTTGTAGCCAGTTAAGCCAAATAGCTTTTGCCACTTCTTGAACTCACTTTGGAATAACGCAAAATCTTTGTTCATCATTGTTGTTTTTATTGCTATGGTTATTGTTGTTGTAAGATAGAAGGAAGGCTGGAGTGGGGCTGGTGAGCCAGGGCATCCTGTCGCCCACACATTAAGCATCGAGGACTTATGCCACTCTTTTGCTCACCCCAATTTAATGACAGATTAGCTACGAATTAGCTGTTCATTTCGTAAACATTATGTTAATAAACTCAAATCCTATTCTGGAGAGCGTGTGGTAGATATATTCACACAAGGGGGGTACGGCTTGGGTTTGGTCAATGGTGAAGGGGTTATAGCTCAAATAAAAAGCAATCAGCTATAAAATACTTCGCACAACGGACAATGTGCGACACTAGCAAGCTGTTCTAGTCCTCATTGCCTTCGGGGGTGTCGTCCACAGCAGCTATCAATGCCTGAGTCGCTATCTCTCTTTGAGTACCCTGGGTTAATGCCTTCTGAGCCTGCTCTTGTAACGCCATGAGCACCTTAGACGGCCCGACTTCCAACTCTATCCTTCTACCATACTCCCCGGGCTCCATTCTCTCTAATAGCCACGCATTAGCAGGCCAGTTCTGAGGCTTCTCCCCTGCTTCCTGTATCCTCCTCACTCGCTCAGATATGTTTTGCTGTCTGGCCTTTTTTAATTCCACGAAGAATTCGGAATATATCTCATCTCCATTCCCACTAGCGTTCTCAGCCCGTTTAAGCCAGTTGTAGTAGGTATCCTCATGAATACCAGCAGCAAGGCAAGCAGTTCTTATATAGTTACCCTTACTAATATGATCAAGTATTATATTCTTGGTAACATCATTTAATAGTGTTTTACGTCCCATTTATTCTGTACACTCCAGCCAATCACAGGCGACAGTTAAAGGAGTATCACCGAGCCATGTAACATCCATGCCGAACCTTCTCCCATGAAAGGCTGCACAGATTCTTGTTAATCGTTCTCTCCAGAAGGGGTCGGTTAATTTATCTATGATGTCGGGGTATGATGATTTATCTTGCGTCATACCCATCTCTTCCGTCATACCCTGCGTCATACCCTTCTTCTCCCTGTAATGCTTAGCGTTTGCTCTATTAGCTACTTTCTGCTTTTCTTTATCCTTATATGTCATTTCCCTGCTCTGTTATAGGCTCGATTTTAACTCTGAATGCTTTACCTTTAAGTAAGATCAATTTAACAGCGTTCGCCAGCTCGGAGTCCGGTATATCAAGTTTCACCCTTGAAGCACCATCTCCACTAATAGAGATTGCTGTTGAGCTATCAGGTAATGTTGCTATAAATTCTATTTGCATAATTTTATCTCCTAACAAAATTATTCTCAAAGCTGAAGGAGTGACCTCCAAAGCTAACTCATAGCTAAATTAGGGACTTGACAAGCTATGATAAGACTTGATAAGATATAGACAAGTAAACTAAAAGGAGGAAAGGAAATGCAGACAGTAATGACAGCGAGTGAGCACCTACAACACGAGGGCATTGATGAATGTCCGGAGTGCCACTACAAGAGCGACCACGATGATTGGCAATACAAGGACTTCACTTGTAAAACAGTGGTCATTTGCCCACAGTGTAAAGAGGTAATATATTTAGGTTACTCATAAGACCAGAGCATAAGCCTGGCAGAGTTTAGGAGGAGAAAATGAATCAAAAGTACAACGACAACATCACACTGGTCGATTGGGGAGACCGTCCACTCACCCAAGATAATGAGTATTATGCCCTAATGGTAACAGACCACAAACAAGGAGGTCGGGACAGGCGAAAATTCTTTGACGAAGAAAGGGGCTGGCTTGGACTGGAGGAAACTGATGGTCGCATATACATCAGCAAAAAGACCAAGCACAGTAGCAACAAGCTAAGGGGCGAGGCATTTGTCGTTCGAGTGAATAATCCCGAACTTTGTTGTATCTTGGACTATTGAGGGAACTAAAATGCCAATCCTAGTTATCTTAACACTCATTATAATATATCGTATATGTTAAACGACATTGAAAGGAGGGAAATGAAATCACTGGTGCGTTTTGAATGTCCTAAGTGTGGGAATAAATGGACAAAACAGCTAACTGAGATAGAATACACTAGCCTATTTGGAAAGAAGCCCAAACACCTGGAGCCATGTCCTAATTGTAGCCATCAATTCCCTATGTATAGCAGGGCTTCACTTAGCAGAAACTTTAATAGAATATTCCTCGGCAAATAGGATGAGAAGAATAATCACCTAACAGTCCTGACCTTATAAGGCAGGCAGTGAAGAAGGAGAGGAATAATGACATACAAAGAGGAGTTCTTTGACAAGCTAATCAAGAATATACAGCAAGTCGCAGATAAACTCACTACAGATGGAGAACATCACTTAACCCCTAGTATTGAAAATACTTGCCACTTCGCAAGTGCTCTGCATCAAACCTTCTGCGATGTAGGCGATGTTGCGGGAATGATGGGAATGGGAGCTAGTTGCGACTTCTCCCCTATCGAGAAGGAGGCAAAATATAGGGCAAGTTGTAGTCATCTTGTCTGTGAAGAGGATGTGGTTTTTGTTAGACAAAAGAATAAATTAATTCCCGTCTGCATTAATTGTTATGAAGCAGCACAAGATGCTTATAAAGAGGAGCCAAAATGACACAACCAATATGTTGCGGAACTAAAATGATGAAATCAGGCTTTGCCTGGTCCGGTCGAAAGAAAGTTCAACGCTATAAGTGTAATAAATGTGGTAAAGCCACTACTAAGAAAGCCTAGCCTCTTCTATCCTATGATATGCATGTATCTTCGCGAGTTCGGTAGCCTTATTACCCTTACTATCGGTGTATATCCTTTGTATATACTTGAACTTCATCCCTGGCAGGATAGAGTGTGAACACAAAGCACAAACATAGCTCTGCTGTGCGGTGTAGATTTCATTAAGAAACTCCTCGTCTTTTATATTTACGCTTCACTTTTCTTCAATTCCTTCATTAAGATAAATTGAGCCTCTTCAACAGCTAGCTCTTCATCTGTCCGAAATCTCTTATTAGGATGCGCCTCTCTCAAATAATCAGATTTTGATAGCTTTTTACTCTGAAAGAGCAAACCTAATTCTGCCTGACTTTTTTTCAATTTTAGGTAGGGCATCATAGCTTTAAGAAATTCAACAGCTGCCAAGCCATAAGCCTTCCATGCCCATTGTGGTTTTGCGTTAGGGTAATATTGGGAATGCTCATATTTATGAACACTCCCACCAAAGGTAAACTGCAAATATTCAATTATCCATTGTGAAGACATATTTACTTGCACATATAACTGGTAATAAGTTCGAGGGCGATAGATAGTTTTATTTATCATAATGCAGCCCTCACCATCAAAAAGTCCTGCTATATAGGCTATATCAGTTTTCTTCATTACCAGCCCAATCCTTTTGCTATTATTTTGCCTGCTTTCTTGGCAGGTCTAAGCCAGGGGAAGGGGCAGCCGGGATTATCCGTGCCATCTCCTGTTATCTCTCTGAGGTAGCTGTCATTTAAGTCAACATTTACGGGGGAATCGGCGCCTTGCCATTTATTGCGGTTATCCACAACGGCAAATGCCTGATTGACTCTAGCGTCCCAGAAGTCCCAGGTCATAAATTGCTCTTCGCCCCATGTCATACAGGTTAAGCCATTTTCGTCCCATCCAGTAAGGCAATGAGTGCAATCCTGGTGGGTATTTATATAAGAGAAAGCATAAACTCCATGACCACCTAGAAGGGAACCATTATTGCCGGTCAGGTGCCAGGGCTCACCAGCCTTGAACTGGTCAATATCGGTTTGGAATACCTGCATGGCAAAGAAAATGCCCCTGAGTAGATAGATAGAGTATTTGATAGCCACATGGTCTTTGGGTTCGGCGCCCGCATAACTATAAATTGTGTATGTCTTATCTCCAAATTCCAAGCCGTGATTACGCCAGTCTTTCATCGCGTAGGTTGCATACAATCCAGAGTCAGCACCGCCTGTTTCCCTGAGATATTCGTCAATGACTTCTTGATCATCTATCTCGATCTGGACACCCTGCTCGAACTTCTCCAAGGTAAGAATAAAGTGAGCAAAAGCAGCTTTAACACAATCCCCGTATGTATCATTCCCGAACATTCGGTCATCTTGTACCCCACCTACTGCTTCGTGAGCATCATACTCATTGGGCAAGGGAGGCAATTCCTTCAGCCTTAGAATAGCGCGCAACGGTATAGTCCTAAAGTCTATGATGGGCTTACCATCATCTTTTAACCCTGGCTTGAAAACAAAATCCTTTCTGCGATTTAAGTCCATATCACCCTAAAACCTCCATAAATGTTATTGCTATAAGCACCCCCCAGATAAATCTTCCAATTCCCATGCTTATCTTGTAATACCATGCCTCTCTTGCTAGTATTGCGTAGAAGTCAGTTTCCTTGTAGTCGTCAGGTGTTTCCTGAATAGGTGGTATCTTTTCCCCTACTTTCAGGGCAAGCCCATCTCCTAAGCCACAGACAATCATGTGCCATTCGCCCCAAGTTAGTTTCAGTCCTTCCCAAGCATCACTTAATAATCTTCGTATCATTGTATTTTCAACATATACTTGACTGCGCCCTTGATAATTGAGCCGCCGCCATATATGAGGGATAACAAGCCAAGTACCGGACCCCATATTTGAGGATAATCGGTTAGATAGATGACCGTAATGACAAAGATGATGGCTATGCAAACTCTTTCGATTATTTTTACTCCTGTCTCTGGATTCATTTTGTCTCCTTACCCATTTAGGGTATTATCTTACCTATATTTAGTTATGATTCTATTGTTAATTCGTCTCGTTCTGGACATATCTTGATAACCGGGCATCCTATACGGCTCGGTTTATAGCCTTTCTTTTCAGCGTAACTGGCATTTAGTATCTGTTCTCCCTTCGGCTGCGTATAGGCTCTCAGCCAGGATCCCGTAATAGTGGCAACCAGCTTTATACTTTTTACTCTGCCCCTAACGCACATTAATCTATCGGGTGTATGCGAGGTCATAGCATGTAGATGCCCCATAGTGTAGATATGAGCCTGAATGTCATTTACCAACCTCATTAAGCGCATCAGTCTGGCCCCTTCAGTCTGAGCAGCTCCAGCACCATGCCAGCTATGCCAGACATATTGATGGCTTTCGTTGCTGTTCTCGCGTCTGAAAGTCAGTATCACGAAACAGGAATACCCGGCATAAGGGACTTTCAAATCACGGCAGATGTTACGGGTTATGTCGCATTGATGCCTGAGATGTATTTCCTCTTCGTGATTGCCAGTTCCTAATGCAATTAGTTTGCCTGCTTCCACTAAAGGCTTGAATGCTTCAACAACCCGAATACGCTGCGATTCAACTATGTTTCCTTTTTCTACCCAGGAAGCCAGGCCATCCATGTCGAAGCGTGGGTCATTCTTAGTTATGCAATCAGCATAATCGCCTATGCCGAGAGCATAAGAGTTTTCCCTGTTGACGCACTCTATGACTTTGTTATTAAAATCACCTTCTGCTGAGTCAATAGAACCCATGTGGATATCGCCAAAGGGATAAAAGTGAAAGATGTCGTTCCATTTATACGGGATTATCTTTTCAATGATTTCCATGATGTTTTTTTCTGGTAATATGGATATGGAGTCCCACCATAACAAGAAGAAAGCAGACTACAAATACAGGAACGAATGGCAGGTTCAAATAATGAACAAGAGAACATACAATCACGCAAATAGGTAGCTCTATAAGAAGCTCAAGCCAGTTAATCATTCAGCACCTTTATTTCCTTTATCATCCCCCGGGGAATCACCACAATCCCATCCATAAATGTTTTTCCGGCAAAGAGATTATTTATTATCCCCTGAGTAATGATTACCTTGGCTTCATCTTCCCTCATTAAAAAGCCCACATTCCGCCTATCAATCGGAGCGAGGCCGACTAAAGCACCCTCTTCAAGATGAGCCTCATCACTCCAAGCATCAAGCCAAGTAACTTCGACTAACTTGTAGTCCATATCTCTCCCGTGCAGTTTGTCCACTCAAAAGGATATTGATATTCTTCTTCGTTCATTTAGATAATCCTTAACCAATGCGCTATCTTTTCCCACCATGATAAATCACGAACCTCTATCTCTTTACTATCGGGGCGAATTATTAAGGCTTTCAGTTCACCATTAACATAATCATAAAACCACACTGGTCTATACATTTAACCTCCTGAAATAGAAACAGCCCCAATCCCTGGTAGCTCATTGCCCTGCTGTCCAGTAAAGCGTCTATTCCAGGACTTACTTGGGGCTGTCGGGCCGGGGTTACTCGCCCTGGCGCTGTGGGAGACAACCCTATGGGAATCTAGACCCATAAGATAGCCTCCCGTCGTAATGCAAAAAACCCGCCGAAACGGGCTTAGGGCATAAGTGTTCCCTCTGTTGTCAAGTAAAACATTTTCAATAATCATTGTCAAGTTTCACCCCATGCACACTTGCGCTGCACCAGGCATCAGGATTGCATTTAGAATCAGGACCTAGATTTTCCATAGTCAAAGCCTCGCTGGGTCTTAGTGTTATCTTGGACACCATGGGAAATTGCTTGCTTGCACCACATTTACATTTCCCGAAGTTGTTCTTATCGAGAATCCAGAAGTGAACGCAGTTAGTCATCCTTCGGTTTCTCTTTCTCATAGAATCGCCCACCTAAAATGATATTCTTTTTAACTTCCTCATCGGTCATTTTCAGATAGCAACTTACACAAACGGTAAACTCGCAATCCTCCATCGGTTTATTACATCTAGTACATAGACAGGGCATTTTGAGCCTCCAAGTTTATATTTTTATTAACTTTTTGTTTGTTTTTCCAGCGTTTCCAGCGTTGATAACTCCCAAAATCCATCTTCTTTCGCCACCAGCCCTTCACATACATCAAGACTTCCCAAGTCTCATTGTCCAAGTCTTCTAGTGCTACTCCTCTTTTGCATTCAGATACTAAAAGCTTGCCATCTTTACCCGTTGTCTCTAGTCTCTTTTCCACTTCGGCAATAATAACCGCAGGCTTCACAAAATAGCCTTCATTGGCAACCCTCCTTCCCTTTTCCTTGTCATATGCACTATATTGCATAGGCCACTTACCGATATGCAGGATGTCCGAATTTTCCAATATCCACACGACTTGAAACGGGCAGAATCTTAAATCGGCAAACAGATAGCCATCCTTGCCAACACACTCTCTATAATCTTTACAGTGCCGACAATCCCCGCTCATACTAACTCCATAACTAACTGTCTCCCGATAGCCTCAATCACATTCACCGTTACTGCATTGCCGAGGCATTTATACCTTTGAGTATCACTTATTCCTTCTGTCCACCCATCAGGAAAGCTTTGTAGGCGTTCACATTCTAGAGGGGTTAGTCGCCTTATGTTCCTTGTTGATTGTGGTTTGTCTGTTCCCCAACTTACCCCTTGTCTTAATTGACCATCCGTTTGTAAGGCTTGAGCAATTTCGGGGACAAATATGTTTAATTTGTTATCTGGGTGTGCATTGGGCAAACAAGCCATCAAGCCCTTTGGGTTATATACCCTATCTTGTTGACTCCCATAGCCCTTGCCACTTACATCAAATTGTTCCCTCATTATTCCCCTACCATCTTCATCATTTTGGATATAACCTTCTCCGATAGGAAATACTTTTGGTCTGGGTTTTCCTCTAAGATGTCCGATAATAAACACCCTTTCCCTGTTCTGTGGCACCCCGAAATCCTTGCTGTTAAGCACTTGCCACTGACAGTCATACCCCAATTCATCCAACGATTGAAGGATTGTCGTGAACACAAATCCTTTAGTTCCACCGATGATTCGGTGTCTTGCCAATCCTCTAGCAGAAAGTTCTCCTGTTTCGGAATCAAAATCATCTTCATCCCAAAATTCTGGGCTAACTGTATAAGATGCTGAAAGTAATCCCTTAACATTCTCAAGGAATAGATATTGAGGTTTCTTAATCCGTATAATTCGGCATATCTCAAAGAACAATGTCCCTCTAGTATCTTCAAATCCTCTTCGCTTCCCAGCAATGCTGAAAGATTGGCAAGGAAATCCCGCACAGAGGAGGTCGAAATCTGGTATGGTATCAACATCAGTTGTTCTGATGTCCCCCTCGTGGAGTGTCCCATCGTTCCAATGTTTGCGGTAGATTTGGCAGGTGTATTTGTCGTTATCGTTTGCCCAGACACAAGTAAATGAGGGGTTGAATCTACCGTGAAGGCGTGTTCCTTTGACATCAAGGGTCCCGTCCCACCTTTCTTGGGATTCCCCTTGCGAGGGCTGTGTGATAGTATTTGCCCGTTCAAGTCCAAGTCTAAACCCTCCTCCTCCGCAGAAGAAATCGGCGAATCTTATGACTAGCATTCACCCTTCCCTCTCTTGAACATCAACAGAGTATCCGGGCTTCTGGCGCATGATCTTGTCTATCTCCGCGGTGTCCTCGATCTTCGTCTCGCACTCGATAGCCCGCTTGTCCTGTGCCGGCGGTGTCCACTTCTTGCCCATGAACTGCTTATAGAGCTCAGCCCACTTCTCTTTGCCTTTCTCTGATAAGAAATCTACAAATGTAGCCATCGTCGTAATAAAAAAGGCGAACCCCCAGGTTTCCCCGGTAAAGCTCGCCTCCTGTTTCCCAGGTCAGCTTAGAACTATGCTAGTTTAATCATCTCTTTTGCCTTGATGTCTCCGTTGATGTCTCCACCTATACTTCTCTACCTTGATTGCCTCGTAAAGCTCATCACCTTTATTTGATAGTTCGTTCATTACGACTACCTGCCCATCCCACCCATTCTGAAGAGCTGCCATTGCCAGCCCTGATACTGGCTTGCCCCTTGAGGCAAGATAGTTCATAAAATCTAAAACAGTGATGTTCATTACTTTAGCAAACCCGCTTTTCGCGCAAACTTATCAAACATAATTGTATCACACCCGGTCCCATCATCTGAATATACCTCTGCCTTGACGGGAACTCCGTCCTGGAAAACTAGCTCCCGGATATGCCCGTAGGGATGAAGTTTCCCCCACTCAATCAAGGCCGCCTGGAGAGGGGTTAATCTGCACTCTATCAACTTTACGCCGTCAATCATTTTCTAATGAGATATATTTGTCTTCCGTTGGGGAATAGTGGAAATGACAATCATCTTCGGCAATCTTTTCCCCCGTTTGAGCATCCCAAACCTCAACGATACGCCTGAACGGAGAATCCGCTATCCCTTTACCTCTTAGACTTAGTATCGTTACGACACATTGCTTAACAGTTACTTCGTACATTTATCCCTCCTTATTTACTCCAAAGTCCATTACTTCGGCAATCGCCCCTGAAGAGCTAGTTTCATTCCTATTTCTAGGTCTAAATTGGTCAAGTGTTCATAGGGATAAAAGGGTTTCCCATCGGTGGCAAACAAGATAGGTAGGTTCTTATCAAATGGTATGAAAACCAGTTGCGAACCTAGAGCCTCTCCACCCATACGTTCCAGTGTGCAGAGTCTGTCCAGTAGTTGAGTTAGTAAAGATTGAACCTCTTTATCCTTAAACCATTCCTGCATTTTTACCTCCTATCTTGATAATAAGGCTTATTCAATCAACGCTCCTTTGTATCCCATTTTGTTCTGCGATTATAAGGTCTCCGTGGTGATTGCATTGAACAATAACTTTTATAGGTGCAAACTAAATGAGATTGCTTCGTAGCTTTCGCCTTGGGACATTCTACCCAAGGTGGCTTAAGACAAAGTGTTTCAGTTTTCAATCAACGCTCCTAAAATAATCTCTTTTGAGGACTAGTTCCCCGCATACTTTTCCTTATTCGTTTATTAGAGTGGTCGGGGAATCCCTCAATAATACCAACCTCAGCTAGGGTCACTGGCTTCCCTGCTTTTTCCGATAAAGCCTTCTCCAAATCAGTAGAAACTAGGCAGTGAAAGCAATATCCACTTTCTCGCTCTGGGCATTTAGTTCCGCATCTTTTACAAATCATTTCTCAATCAACGCTCCTGCTTTAATAGCTCCTTGGCATAATCTAAAAAGCTCGGCAGCCCCTCAAAATTGCCATACGCCACAGTCTCATTATCCTCATCCCTGATTGTTATGGTTTTAACCTCGCCATTAGATAGCTGAACTGTGAAATGTATTTTGGTTCGTGGTGCTTCCCAAGCCCTCATCATTTCATTGAACGCATTACAAGCATCTTCTAGGGTATGATATATTTGACCTCCACCAACCTGAATCTCAATTACTTTCGCTTTCATTTACCCTCCTTTAATAGCTCCTTAATCTTCTGAGTAAAGTCAACTTTCAATTCCTCTAACTCTGGGATGGTAAACTGCTTTATCTCTGTGGCTTTATCTTCTAGCTCATTAACTTCTTCCTCACTGTAAAGTGCTATCAATGCCCGCCTATATTGAAGGATATTTCCGTCAAGAAATACGTTGCATCGGGGACATTGTGCGTTCACGTTCATAAGGTTAAAAAGAGTTGCACTATGCCTACAATCAACAAGGTGTCCCGCTTGGGCGGTTTTATAATCAATCACACGCATACACGAGATACATTTGCAATACGTGAGAGTTCCTGTAGTTCTCAAACAATCACGCAGGCGAACATATCTACTCAGAAGTTCACGGCACTCCTTCTTCAGCTTCTTTACGCTCTTATGCTTAGGTTTCTTAATAGCTAAAACCTTTATGTTACCTCCAATTTGCCTCTGCGATTATACTTATGCATTAAAACAGCACGTGCCTCTTCAACAGCGTGTTCCTCATCTGATTTTTTACATCCTCGCCTTCTTGCCTTTTGGAACTGCATGGCTAATTCTGCTTGGGGTCTTTTTATCTTCAGATAAGGCAAAATAAGTTCAAGGAATGCTAAGGCATGCCTATCGCCTATTATCCACACCCAACTATCTTTCCAATTGGCGTTTCTCTTGCCTGTTTGCTTGTATATGGTTCCTCCATAGCTAAACCGTAACCATTGAAGAAGCCATTCATTTGTGTTAACAACTCTAACATCTAGATAAAAATAACAACCCCTCTTCATTTTTTGCCTTTTGACTTTGCCAATTGTGATACATCCTTCCCCGTCTACAATACCTGCGGTATAGGATAATTCTGCTTTAGCTATTACTGTCATTTCTCTACTCTTTTGAAGGAATAGACAAATACCCATAAGCCATTTATCTTCTCTAGGATTGATAAAGCTAATTCGCCACCTTCAAGTTTTAGTTCTTCGGGAGATAAAGGTAGTCTTAATCTCTCTGCCCTTATATCTGTTATCTTGATAAAGTAGCGGGCTGCCTCAGCAGGAATACATCTTGCTTCTAATACATCAGCTCGCCAGCGCCATTTAAGGTTAGGAATAATTGAACCATCTCTATAAATTGCCCCGTTTGTATCATAATTTAGATAGATTGCCTCTTTGATATAGACAGCCTCGCCGACTTGGTAGCGGGACTCATAACCACAACTTATTTTGTGCTGTGTGGCTGTATGCCCACCAAAATCCCATCGGCCAAATTGATTCTGGGCACCCCTCTCTGCCCAGAATGGCGGCTGTGGCTTAATCACCCTTCGTGTCATCCATTCTCTATCATCCTCTGCAATAGCCTTAATCTTCCAGTCCTTAAAAAGTGTTCCGTTCATGCTGCCTCCTTTAGCCATCTTCTAAATATTTAGATTTCTTTTCTCTGTGAGTTTTGCCATATTCAGCTTTCTTAACCCATTGACAATTCATGCACAGCGTTTGAAATCCATCTGGATAATTATTATGTTCAATCCAGCTATAAATCTCCTGCTTAAGTCCTTTCCTGTGCCTAGCTCCATCATTCTCCACATGGTCAAGCGATAGGCAGGCCAAACGACTCTCCCCACACATTACACACGCTAACTTCCCATTGCCATAATGTGTTAAAACCCTTATCTTTAGCTTCTCTCTGCATTTACGCTGTCCCTCTAATTTCTTATAAGAACGCAATGCTTCAATCTTTCTCAACTTATCCTTGTGTTTCTCGTAATATCTCCTATTGTGTTCCCGCACCTTATCGGGATTCTTCCCTTTCCAGAGTTGATGTTTAGCTTGTTGCTCCTCTTTGCTTTTATATCCACCATATAGCCTCTCTCGTTCCTTCATATTTGAATTATAGCATATCCTTATACCGAATTCAAATAATGCCCCTTGAGGGATTGCCACTCTATTTCATGGATATTTATTATCTTCGGTGTCTTAATAATGATGCCATCCATTCGTGGGTGTTCACCCCCTCCCATATAGTGTTGTTCAATCTCCCCAAATATCTCCCTTGCTACCTCAGCCTTTGCTTGCTTAAATAAATAAAGGATTGCAACAACCTTTAAGTTTAGCCATTCTTCACTATCAGGTGGCAGGCAGCTATATGGCGGTTTTGCATCTACAGTTTCCTCCATTCTGAGAATTCTTTTTAATCGTTCTTCATCGCTTAATGTAGGTGGCTTCTCTTTCATTTAATCCTCCTTCTCATTTTTATAACGAAGTTTACCTTCTGACCATGTGTCCGTATTTGCCCTTGATGTATTTGTCAGGATCGCTCTTGCCCTGGACATAGTTTTTCCCGAATCGCTTCCAGTTCTTTAAGATGCCGGTCACATAGCGCCAGGTTCGATTTTTCCGACTTACTGCTTCATGTATAGCATCAATCACCCAGGCGGCCGAGAATATGTTGATAGTAGCTTCTATATCTTTCTCGATAATCTCACTAAGCGATTCCTCTTCATAGAGCCCTGCAATCTCTTTCTTGTAAACCTCAATAACATCTTCTTTAGATAAACTACTACTTTCTTCTTTAGTTTCCTTTTGTTTACTTTCCTTTACTTTACTTTGTGTATTATCGGGTGTAGTTAAAAGGTTTTGTGGTGTAGTTAAGAGTTTAAGCGGTGTAGAATGAGGTTTTAAGGGAATATCTCTTCTCCGGTTGCGATAGACCTCTGCCACATTGTCAACTAGGTGTTGACACCAAATTATCTTGTCCTGCTCCCATAGCTGTTTATCAATTGCGCCCATTTCTACAAGTAGTTTAAGCATTTCTACACCCTGTAATTGATTAACCCGTGCCCGTGCTAGGAGAAGCTGCCACTTATTAGAATTAGAGCAGTCAATAAAGTGTCCTTCACTAGACGCTAACCGCTCCAGGAGTTTGAACCAGAAGGCATAGCCATCATTGCCGAACTGCCCCTCAAGGACTGTCAATGTGTCCCCGGCGCTGGCATCAGCGTCATGCGGGAAGTATTCAACTGTATCCTTCTGTGTTCTAGCCATTAACGCCTCTCATAAAAGCCTTCATCGCTGCTGGCCTTGACCAAGTTCTCGCAAAGTCCCTCCACTCTTTGGGATAATCTATCCAGTTGTCTGCCGGCTGATAGAGTTGGGCAAATGGCATGGCCCCAGCCTCCCACACCAGTTCCATCCTCTCCCTTGCGTCTGATAAGGTTTCGGTTTCATTGAACTTCAATAGAACGTAGCACCGCACCTTGTCTCTTGGAAGTTGAAGTAGCGCGATCGCCTTCCGTAGTGGCTTGATTGCTTCTGGCGTGTCGGCAGCAAGAAATACCTGTTTTATCCTTAGCGATCTTATCTCCTCCGCAATCTCGTCCGTCAAGCATCGGCTATCAAGACCACCACTCAATTCAATCTGATGTTGCTTTCGTAGCATAGAAAACACGTTCGCTAAGTGAGCTCTGGAACATTGGAGTACATTGTTGTCTTGGAGGACATTACCCTCTCGGATTGGGAGTTCTCGTATCCTATCTTCCCTTTGGTGTACGAGGCACCAAGGGCATTGGTTGTTGCAGCCTCGGCTTGTGAAGGTCACGCCTTTGCGGATGTACATTCCGGGGATAAAGCCATCGCTTGCAGAACCAAAGGCACAACCACCCACTTTAACAGTCGGGTAGTATTGAGTCCAGGCCAACCGTAGAAGTTCAATGCAGTTCTCGCCAGTTTCCTTGTCTTTCCTGTCCCTGTCCCAAGTAAAGGTTGTGGAGATATGAACTTCATCGGCAACTGGGCGAATCAGTGGGGGGGTACCCACAAAGGCATAATCATCCCTGGGTGTCATGCTGGTTCGCCTGGGGAAAACCCGTATAATCCTCATTTACTACACCATACAAGGGGGAGACTGGCCTCCGCCGGGATCAGTCTCCCCAAATCAAAAAGAAGGAACGAAAAGAAGGTATTAGTCATTTAGTCTCCTTATCATAAAGATTACAAGTGGATTTGTGTGTTCTGGGGTCTCTGACTAATATTTGCCTGATTCGTTCTGGGTTTTCACACATATTGCCATACTGGTCAGAATATAAGAACCTACATCCTTTGCACCAATCATTCCCTAGAAACCAATCCTGTATGAAGTTACGAAGCCGAATCCCAAACTTCATTTCCTCTCCTTTGCAAGAGCAATAATTCATAATCCCAACTTCTTAACCTTATGTTCAGGGCATCGCCATTCCATTTCTCGGACAGCCTGCGTTTCCATTAACTGATAAGTTTCCCCATGTTTTTCCGCATACCTTTGAGCTTTTGCAAGTGCGCTAAACATTCTAGGAACATTCAAAACGGCACATACAAGGCAACCACAGGGTTTCAGAAACACATGGGTCTTAGGTTCTTCTGTCATAATTCCCTCCTTATTCATAATCCCCATTCCTTGAGTTTGGCTTGCCATTCATCCCAATTAGCTTTCAGGCAGAGGTTATAACCACCCTCTCGTCTAGACTCCATCCACTCCACCACATCCTTTCTTCCCTCTTGCCTAGCAGACTCAAGATATGCAGCACATCTTCTAGCACTATCTTCTACTTCAGATTCTCTCCCTGCCTTGAAGAATATAGGTGCAGTGATTTCGGCTTGGGCTTCAAGTGCCTCGTTGAATTTTATAAACGAATAACCCTCAGCCGTTAATTCAAGAACATTCACTTTGGTTTCCTTAATCTTTTTATAGTGTTCGTATAGAACATTAAACCCCATCACAGTATCTATTGCTTCCATCATTCCTCCTTAAAGCCGTTCAATCCAATAAGCCCTGCCAGCCTTTTTAGCTTCGGCGACATTTTCTTGGTGCTTTTTACCACTTCTATGACGAGCTAACCCCATGCTGTAAATAGTTTTTCTACAGGCGTAACAATGATGCCGATAACTCTTATAAACCATCATTCACCTTCCTTTAGGAATTACTTTAACGAAGCCTGCATCCTTAATCCAACTTGGTGGTTCTGCGTTGATATAAGTACACTTCTCCGTATCGCCATCCTGATAACAAGGAATAACTATAGTCTGGTCATCTGCCCTTATCTCTATGCCATCAAGAGAGAGGATTTGGTCGGCTCCTTTATAGAAAATATCTTTAGCACCTTGCGAATAATCCTCCCAGTCCCTATCAGTAAAATAATCTTCACCTGTAAGTTTTGCTATCGCTTCTTTTACTCGTTTATATTCTTCTGCCATTCTTCACCTTCCTTTAATCTCTCCCTATTCTGAGCGGGGGACAATGCCCCTGCCCGAGGTTGATGCCTTATTCAAGTCCTTTTGCCTCTTTTATCTTCGCCCAGGCTTCATCGAGGTCTGTTAATTCGAGGAAACCCTTGATGCTCAAAATCTCATACGCTTCATGTGTGCCGATTTTGTGCTTCATCATTAAACTCTTTAGTTCTGCTATGTTCTGGACCTTCTTGCCAGTGGGGGGAGTTTCTGAAAACAAATCTTCAGACTCCTGAGTCCCTGAGTCCTTTTGAACTGGCTGTGCAGGCGAAGCAACCTTATCGCTTACTTTCAGCCATGTTAAAAACAAGTCGGCTGTTTTAGGTATATCTTTTAGGAGTATCTTATCTGCCACAGCCAAGTCTTTAGCATAAGCTAGTATCATTAACCTCGCTGTCTGCTCCAGTTCTTCGGGCGACTTCCCATAGGAACGCCCAGTTCCCTTGCTTGATACTGGCTGTCCGTCAACATAAATCTGGACAACTTTATGATTTGTATATTCTCCCCTTATCTCTGTTTCTATATCGGCGCTGATTGTTTGCCCCTCTTTAATTGCTTCAAAGAGGCTGGGTCTAAAGGTGAAATATGAATGCTTCTCCTCCTGACCCTTAATAGTGAAGGACAACTTGGGAATCTGCTTATCCCCGACCTTTTTGATTTCTTCGACTTGTGTTATCGTTAAGCTCTTGCGTTCACTCATTTATTTAACCTCCTTTATGGGATGGCAATGAGGGGCATATATCCAAAATACACCTCTATCTGCATTTGGAATCCAGCTAAGAGCAGGGCTAACACTATTATCAAGAATTTCCCTATATCGAGTTTCCTTATCATCCCAATGTAGCGGCTGGACTGCTAACATATTGCCTTCTACTTGGAGAACCCTAACTGGCTTGAAGGGAACAGCTTTACTTACACCATTCCAGAGTATGTGGTGCAATCCGTTAGGCATACCGCTACCATCTCCAGGGGTGATAATATCCCCCACTTCAATTTGCCGAGTGATAGAACCACGTCCCCCACACTGCTTACAAGTTTCTGTAATCTCCATGTTTGCCATTTACTTAACCTCCTTTATAAGTTCGGGGTTTTCCCAAACGTTGCCGATGACTTCAATATCATTTTCATCATTGGCTAGGTGGTCAAAAAATATGTATTCATTCGAGCCAAACCAATGACCGACAACTGCTCCTAATTCATACCTAACTACCAGATTCATTCCCCTATGGGGGAAAATATCCCCCTCATAAATCTCCTTGCCGTTCTTGTCTTTGAGTCCTGTGTATTGCATAAGTTCACAACTTACTCCAACCTTAAAACCTGTCGTCTCTCGTTGATTAGGCAAATAACCGAATGGGGTTCTAGCCCAAAGACCATCTTCTCTAACAGTTAACTCGGCAACTTCAAACATCTTTCCGAAAGCCTTATCCCAAGCTCTAAACTTAATCTCTCTCATTTCTCCTCCTTTTGTGCTGCGACTAAGATTTTGGGAGTATAGTCCTGGCATCCGCTAGTAACTGGCGATGCTGTCTCACTCCACTTATCTTTCTCCCAGGGGTGCTCTTTACAGTTCCCCTTCCATTGGGAAGTTGTGTACCATTGACCGCAGTTTCGACATCTTCTCATCGTTCCCTCAAACCATCCTCGTTGTGTATTCGGATATTCTCGCCCCCACACTTAGGACATTTTATTGGCTCTTTAGTATTAGGATTGATTATGCAACCGCAATCTTCGCAACTCATCGTTCCCCCCAAATCCAGTCATATTGTTCTCCAAACTACTGGCGGACTTTCAACCACACCATAACTAGTAGATGCCAGTATGTAAGCCCTCTTGCCTTGATTCCCAAGCAACCCCAATAATCTCTCGGCCTCTAATCTGGCTTCATTAAGGACTAAGTGCATCTTTGTCGGTCCGCTTTTGCCTTCAATCCATACCATCCAGAATTTATATTCATCCATCTTAGTTTTCCCTCCTTCGTAATGCTTGCTGGGTGCACCCTAGGCATATTCTCGGTCTCCATCTTTTAGTTGCCATCGTTCTCCTTTCTTTCGGCTTTGGCTAGAGCCTGATTGCCCTGTATGATTGCCTCCCAAGGTCGCCCACTTTTGCTTGGGAAGAATGTCCTATCCTTTTCAATCAGCATGGCAAATAAAATATCTATTGCCTCATGTTGTGCTTTCAGTGCCTCATACATATCAGGGGCTGCTGCGATTAGGTGGGCGTTGGCTTCGTCTTCCTTTTGCGTGGTCGGTTCATTTGTCACAATACATATTAATCGACCTTGCCTATCTAGGATTGCAGTATCATCAGGTTTAACTGCATTTTCTAGGTTGAATTTTTCGAGTGTCCATTCTCCTTTTGTGTAATTCATTTCACTCCTTTCTTATCTCTGAGATTTTCCTAATTCAGTTCCGCACTCCTCACTACCATTTCCCAGGCAAAGGTTTTGCTCAGAAGGTCAAATGCCTTGCACTCTGCACCAGTAAGACATCTTCTATCCAAGCAATCCCGGCAGATTTCCCTTCTTGTCTTTTCCTGAGCCAGGGGCATCACCCCCTCTAATGCCTTCTGCTCTATTAGCTCAGTAGTTAATAGAGTCTTGCTCTTCCTTTTTAAGCGGTGTATAATGAACTTAATCAATTACTACTCCCCGGAGCCAGAAGCGATGAGGTCGCCCCTGGCTCCCTCTTGTATTTGCTTATGACCATTCGACCCATGGCGCAGAAGCTTCCGTAGCTCTTTAAGGTTGTTAGGCAACTTGCCCGGGGTATCCAATCCCTCCTTTTTATATTGAGCTATAAGAAGCTGTTGCTGCCTGATTACTGCTAAGGTAGGAAGCCGGGACCTTCCACCCTTTCTGCCCCACTCACTCATACCCTCATGCCCATACCGGCTGAAGGTTACATACCCACCTAAGCACCCGCGTTCTGCATGGGTTAGCTTCTTCTTCTGATGATAGAGTTCGTCAAAGCACTTTGGCAGGGGACAACTAAGACAGAACTCCTGTGCTTCAGTTCTAAGCCGCTCATTAAAAGGCTTTACCATTCTGTTATCCAAGCCTCTTATCAGCGGGCAGTCGCGGTTCTTTGTCTTTGTTGTCATTTCCTTAACCTCTCTCTAATCCTTGCCAGTAATCCCACACAAAACCTCTTCAAACCCCTTCCTTGAGGCTCTGGGGGCTGTCTGAAGGGGATTCTGGTGGGAAGGGTGTCGGATATTTCCACATGCATTAACCTTTGGTCAACTGCCCTCAAGAATTTGATACCTGGATTTCTTTTTCCACTTTTTATCTTTGCCCAAGTTGACCTATCCATACCTAGAAATAAGGCAAATGCAGTATCATTAAGGTTAGCTTGTCTTTGCTTTTGCTTTATCGCTTCTATTAAATTATTCATTTGGTTTTGTCTGTTTTAACCTCACCTGTGGAAATTATAAACCCCTAGTAGACTTTTGTCAACACCCCCTTAGCTTTGGGAGAAAAATTAGAACAAAATTTCTGTTTTGTATTTGCCCTCTACTACAATTAGAACAAATGTCTAGAAGATAAGACCTTCCTTTTTAATCTACCTTCTTGTAGAATTATTCCACACTTGAAATTATTAAATGGGGGTGCGACAATAGTCTACAGGGGGACAAGATGGAAGAAGTAGGTGCATTGATAAAAAGGCTCCTTAAAGAAAAGGGGTTGAGCCAAAAGCAACTTGCAACTCTTTCTGGTGTGGACAGGGGTTATATTAACCAACTAGTGGCTGGCAAAGAGGGAAGCATATCACTACGGATTGCGAGGAAGTTAGCAAAGGGTCTTGGGAAACCACCAGAGATCTTTCTACAAAATGGCATCCAATCACGCCCTGAGACTCTCGAAGAACTCCTAGATCGCTTGAGGCTCGCTGCCCCCCGGAGCATTCCAGTTTACTTAGATTACCCTTTTCATGCTGGGGATGGCGTAGGGCCAACGGATTATGTGTATCGCCACCCTAAGCGTGCCAATAGGAGTGCCGAGGGTTATTTAGTTTATGGCGAATGTCTTGAGCCAGTGGTAGGTAATGGGGATATTATTATTGTTGACAGAGATGCCGTGATACTTAATGGCGACCTCGTGGCTTGTGTTGTAGATAACAAATTATGCGTAGCTCGTCTTAGAAAGGTAGCCGATGAATTATGGCTAGAGACCAATACATCTAAATTTAAGTTTGAGGATTGTCAAATGGCAGCCCCGGTCATAGAGATAAGAAAGAGGCTGAAGTGATACCCCTAGAACATCCTTGCTAGTTTTTACGGGCAAGGACTGGCAGTCAGAAGGTAGTGGGTTCGAATCCCATCAGCTCCACCATGAACGTAAATTGGGCAAAGAATCAGGGAAATGGGCGTTTAATACCCTCTGATTTTTTACGGTTACTATCTAGGGAGATGGTTTTAAGTCATCTGATTTCCAAATCCGTAGCTGAAGCATTAGGGGAATTTTTAATAGACCTCAAAATCGAGGAGAGAAGCCCCAAGACCATTTTATTCTACCGGGATCGGCTGAAGTGGTTTGTTAATTTCATTAAACCCGATACATTATTAAATGATATAGGCACCGGCGACATCAAGTATTTTTTCAGCACTCAAAACAGCACACATATTTACGCCTACCATGCTAAGTATCGAGCCCTCAGAGCTTTCTTAAACTGGTGCGTTAAGCAGAACTATATCCTGAAAAGCCCGCTTACCTTCAGCCCCCCAAAGCTCCCTGACATTATTAAGCCAGCCTTTACCGATGATGAGTTGAAGTCAATAATCAATGCCTGCACAGGCTCATTGGGACTGCGAAATAGGGCAATGGTATTAGTCTTGATTGACACCGGGATCCGCCGTGAGGAGTTAGCCAAGATTAAAATAGTGGACATCAACATCGAGGCCCGCCTTATATCAATAATAGGTAAGGGCAGAAAGCAAAGGCTAATGCCAATCTCATCTCGAACATTAAAAACCATCTGGCAATATCTGAAAATAAGGGAAAACCCTAGTGAGTCTTTATGGCTCACCGAAGAGGGCAGACCGCTTACCGGGAATGGCGTTGGCCAGATGATTCAAGACTTAATGAGTCGCGCTGAAATAACAGGCCACAAAGCCAGCGCTCATGTTTTCCGTCATACCTTCGCTAATGATTGTCTTGACAATGGGATGGACCCATTAGACTTAATGTATCTCTTAGGCCATGCCTCCCTTAAAATGGTAGAGAACTATTCCCGAGCTCACAAACAGCGCCGGGCATTAAAGGCTCTGGGAAAACAGCATCCGGTTGATAGGCTTATAAAATAAGGACTTGACAGAATTTCAGAAAAGTTTTACAATATAACAAATGGACACTTCAGAAACTTATATCAAGATGCACCTAGCTTTACCCAAGGAACTTCGGGAAGAACCACAAGAGGGGGATTATTACTATGATAAGGAAACTGGCAAAGTTGGCGGTAGAATGGGTGAGGTCTATTTCCCTACTGATAAAATGATTAAGCTCTATGAGCAAGACCAGTTGCAGGCTATGGTGAATGAGTCACGACCTTACTTTCTCTGGATGAGTTTGGATATAGAGGCTAATTCGGGACTTGCCCCTGATATGGGATGGAATGACTACTGGCAGTCTTTTACCTCAATGGAACAACTCTGGCTTGTCTTCGTGATGAAAGAGAAATACAACAAGGTCTGGAATGGCGAGGACTGGATTCTAAATGAAAATTTATAGTATCAAAGAAGCAGCCCAGAAATTAGGCATTACTCCCAGTGAAGTGTATCGCCTGAAAGACATGGGCAGAATCAGGGTAAAAAAAATCGGTGCTCAATATACCATCTCAGAAAAGGAAATAGAGCGGTTTAAAAAGGCTCATTAAATAAAAAAATCCCCCTGGTTTTTCAACCAGGGTTTTCATCTGCGATTTTAGGGGGGTAAAATCTTCTGGGAGTATAAAGAGGCAGGCGAGTATCGTCAATGCCCTTTCTCGGGCTTCTCAGGGGCATCCTGGCTCAAACCAGACGCAGAATAGACCATTGTATCAAGGTCCTCTGTCGTCTCTTGAAAGACAAAACGAGTGGTATCAAGGGGGATGCCGTCATTGCGCATCCTCTGAATAAGTTGATGGAGTTCATCTTTATACTGGTCAATGAGCTCGGGGTTATCGGGCATTATTTTTTCTTTACCACCAACTTACTCTTGAGCCGACCGCAACGATAATCAATGCGATTATAGAAGTTATCAGGGTTATTGTTTGCCAGTTGGATTTCCATCTTGACTTTGCACTATCGCAACCCGGCGTAACTTCAAGTATGGTAAGTCTCTGCTCATGCTTAGCGATTGTATTATTTAACTTTGCCAGGTGGTCAACGGTCTCATTACCTTGTTGGGCTAGGAGTACCAATAGTTCTCTATCTGATTTAGTTTCAAAATTAATATGAGTCATATTGTCCTCCTATGTCTGATATAGATTCCAGCAGGAAATAGCAATTTCATACTCGACTATCCTGCCCGATTCGTCAGTAACACTTCGGACACTAGTGGCATTGGGGTCGAAGGTAACATAGTAGGTTTGGGCATCAAGTCCCACCAGTGTAATAGTGCTACCATCTGCCAGAGTGCGAAGTTGCGTCATAACAGTAGAAATAGTTTTTGTGGTGACAACATCACCATCCGATTCCCTTGTGGATGCTGCTGCCTTAATCGTCATGTCTATTTTATCTTTTAGTAATGACGGTGGTTGTTTGAATAATTGCTGAACGCTCCACTTCTTCTGGCCATTATCGTCTGATGCAAGCATATATTCGTAGCTGGTTGCACCAAGCGTGAATGTTATATCACTACTCATATCTTTAATTTCTCCTTATTCATAAATTGACCAACAAGTGATTGACACGGCATATTCTGGCTCCCTGTCCTTCTCGGATATTGTCGGTGCTAGGCTAAACCCACTTCTATCAACCCTCACAAGGCGTTCCACCCTGTCTAATCCCACCAATGTAACAGGAGTGGTTTCCGTTGCGATAATCTCTAGTTGGCCTAAAATCTTATTGGCTTGCGTCAGCTCCACCCCACCACTCAAGGGAATGTTCTGTTCCTTGATGGCAATCATCATCTCAATCTTTTCCTTCGCCATTGCGGGGGCTGATTGAAACAATCTCGTTACCTGCCACGCCTTCTGACCGTTCTGTTCAGCTAGGGTAAAGTTATACTTTGTTCCCTTATGGTCGCCTGAATTTGTTATGAATTGAACATCACTTACTTTCATTCTATAACTCCAATAACCTAACCGTACACCACCAGTTTTCGGGTCTTATTATTTCTTCACCATAGGCTAACTGCACATCATATCCATTTCTGGCAAAAACGGTGCTGTATTCCGTGCTATCTGGGCCAACAACCGTCATCTTCCCATTCGCCTGATACAGAGTTAGCAGGTTAGATAAATCAGTTGCCACTGTCCTTGCTATCCTGCTGCCGTTCCGTTCCCTGATGTAAGGTGCGACTAATATAGTGGCTACTATTTGCCTTTTCCTAGTTGCCTGTAGAACCGCAAAACTTACATACCCTCCGCCTGTGCCATAGAGGATAGGGGTATAATCATCATCGGTAGTAGCCATAGAATACTTATAGCGTATCCTTTCTGATGATAACCCTACCGTTCTGCTATCAGTCGTTTCAGATGGGTAATTGCCATCGTCTAAAGCACTTGTAGTACAGGCTGCCAAAGCTGTCCACTCTCCACCTTTGACCTGATAATAAGGCGTGATACTTGTCTTGCCTGTAATGCAGATGCTTGTGATGTCTTTGGATTTCCAAAACTTATCTTCTGTCGGAAAATTAGAAGTCTGCCAGGGAGTGATGAAATCCCCTGAAGCCTCACACTTAAACCCGCTTTCAAGATAAACAGCCGAATATCCGACTGGCACAATAAACGGGAGAATACCGTCAGTATAAGTATCTGTGCCGGCGTATAGTCTCTTAGCACCGCTTAAAGAGGAAATAAGCATTGTCGTTATGTCGTTAGATGTCTTGTCATATAATGGATGCCAATACCAGTCGGTATCGTTATCAACAGTCTCCCACCTGCCAGCAAGGATTTTAATGTCAGAGCCGTTATCTATGGCACAATAAAGATAGGTTTCGTCATGGCAAATTGCTAATACTTCCTCATCATAGTTAGCATCCCCTGAAGCGTATCTTACTGGCGAAATTACAGTTGCAATCCCAGAACCTATGTCATATTCATATAACGAGTTCACACCAGACGGGATGTATAAACAATCACCCCATAGGTATAAGCCGTATGTATAAGTCGTGGAAGCCTCTGTACCAAGCCCTAAAAGAGAGTAAACATCACTTCCACTAAGATAATAAACATCGTCTTCCTTGCGGGCAAAGACTATGGAATCGTGGTCAACCAATCCCGTAATGTCCCAATCATCACTGCCGACTGTGTACCCATCACCACCAGTGAAGGCCGTCCCCCCATTTATCGGGTTATCGCTGACCCGCATTGTATTGTTTGAATCGCTAATCCAGAAGTTTGCTCCTACAACTGACATATACTTAGCCGTGCTGTTGGATAGCGTACACTCAGTAAAGGTGATTAAATCTGAGGTGTAGAAATATTCGTCACTCCAGCCCTGGGCGATATAAAGTCTGTTCTCAAAGACACGTAAAGCAGTGATTGTCTTGGGGAAGGTATTAAGCCAGGTCGTTGTGCTTCCGTCTGTTGAATAAAGGTTAGCCCCTACCGCTACTATATTATTATCCCCAAATTCAACCATATCCACCGTAGAACCGCTTGGATTAGCTACAAAATAAACAAGAGAGGTATCATCAATATAAGCATAAGCTTCATCAGTAACAGAATTCGCACAGAAATAAACCTTCATCTCCACCCTTAATTTGGTAGCAGTGGCAGATATAGTGTGGCTTGCCGTAGATTTCAGCCAACTATTTTTTGTGGTAATGGAATTACCATCAGTTGTGCTTGCCCCGTCATCTACTATTACTTTGCCGTAATAACCAGGATTCAGAGTACCAAGAAACTGAATCCACGCAGCAAATGTAAAAACCTTTCCCTTTAAGCTAGATGGTAAGTTTCCACTGGTAAAAATATCCTGATACACTATGTGAGTTTGCCAACTATTATTTCCTGAGTACCACCTTCCCGCATACAATCCATAGTGTTTCTGGACTGAGCTTTGCTCAGGGAGAGAGCCTGTCAATGCAAGCCAATTATCAAGAACTGCCCCTGTCCAATTCTCCAGGTCTGCATTTAGTAATGGATTGACTGTTGGGGCATTTGCAAAGCTGATAGAGCTTAACTTCTTCGGGCTTAATATCACCATCCCCTTGAAACGAGCATCACAATTCTCGGACTCGTTATACTTATGTTCATCCTCTAATAAAAAGTCCTGAATACCCTTTCTCCAGTCCACCTGAGAAATCTGTATCTCCCTTTCAGGTTCTATACTTGACGGAGAAGCAGACTCGGTTATTAAAGTCTGCGGTAATAGAGGAGCTTCAGTTACTAGCCAGTCCTTTAATTGTTCGTGCTGGCGGAGCATATAAGCGTAATAAGTCTTAACAACCGCACCCACTTTGGCGTGTCGTCCTGTTGGTATGCCTGACTTGATTACAAGGGTATCCGAATCAGTGATTGAGGTTATGATGTCCCAATGTGTACTATCATCATCTAAAACGATAGAGATAGCCTCTTCTGCTGCCATACCCGTTGTTGAGTCAACATCTATTGATGTCGCTTTAGCAGCAGCCTCAACCTTGATTGCAGTAGTCAGGTGCAGGAATTTCACGTCATAGGATTCACTCACTATCTACGCCTCCATGCTAATGGCTCAGGCTTAAACTCTTTTGGCCAGAGAGCCTTCATTTTCCTTTCATACTCATCAGCATCCAGTTTCTCGTCCTTCAGGATTTCCTTGACTAACACCTTCTCATTGGCTGTCATTAACCCATATTCCTGGGCTGATAGATATTGTTCCTTCCCGTCTTTTATGACTTTCTCTTTTAATTTGTCTTTATTCATTTAGCCAACTCCAGTCTAGTTTTTCTGAAGTAAGTACGGGCATTGATGCCTTTACTTTCTTTGCCTCCCACATTTGCTCGTATCTATTTGCCAAGCTATCAAATCTTCCTGAATCAGTAGCGTTTACTAATCCTGAAAGGTTACGATAGAGAATAGAAGCAGCTAGTAAAGCAACCACGTCAGCTTGGCCGCTAGATAATTCCGTGAGTGAAGCATCAGTGGTGAACTGAGTTAAATATGTCTTGCCGGCAAGTAATATGTCATCGCCTGTCGTGATGTCGGCATAGAAATACCACTTGTCATCTAATTTCTTAGCAACAAAATCAGTAATCGGTGTGTAAGTTATTATGGTTCCCGATGTATGTTTCTTCGAAATCTGGTCAGGGAACTCAGTAAAGGTAGCGGGTACTTCATATTCATTGTCGCCTGCCCCAGTACCATCTAATGTAGTTTCGTCATCTACTCTTAGATAAAAATATGGGTAAGCGTCATTTAGTGCCTGATTGATGGCTGCCTTTTTCTTGTCTCGGTCAAAGCGGTGTATCGAATACGCCTTTGAAGTTGCAATCCGAGCAGTAAACGCCTTATGAACACTTATCGTTCCACTTGCCGATACGAACTGCTTAATAGAACGAAGCTGGCTTTCAGTATATACCCACCATTGAGTATTTCTTTCAGGGTCGCCGAAGTAACTATCATCGTATTTGCTCAATCCCGAATCTATAAGTGTCGTAAAGGTGGCGTTACCAGCAGCGTCAGTCGTGCCGTTTAGGTTGTCGTCTATAAGATTATTTAATTTGGTTAGAAATGCTGTGAGGGCTATAGTCATATTTCCTCCTTATGGACTCTCTTCGACACGAAGCGTGTAATTTCTCGTGCTTTCGAGAACTTCATCTTTAGTTAGTTCTAGTTCAACAAGATAATCGCCCACTGTATCAAAATCTCCATCCTTGACTGAGTAATAACAAGTGCCATCTGCGACGATGTCAGGAGAGCAAGTTCCAGTAAGTATCGGGTCAGATGATAAATTCGGTATCCAGACTTTTATAGTTACCGTATAGCCCAATAGGTTATAGGCACCTCCATCATCATCCTGCACTGTGAAATCCAACCTATAGCCATAGTCATTTATAGGTACGGTTATATCGCTACTCATGTGTCCCTCCAATATTGACATTCAAATGCCTATCGTAAAGTTTCATAGTAAAACTTCTATCTCGTAATCTTGTTGTTAAATTCCTGCCATAGAGCCGTAAAACGAAAGATGCAAAATCAATGCTGCCTAGCCTTATTAAATCGCCCAGTGTAAAGCCATCTAATAAACTGATACTCATTATGGCGGATAGTGTCTCGCTGTCTCCAAGTTTCAGCCCATCAGTGCTTTGTAAATGGGCAGTCATATACCTTATGGGAACATCACCTAGAGTAACACCATCTGCGATATTAAGAGTGGCTAGGATATTCCCTAGAAGTGCATCTCCGAGTTCCAAGCCATCTGAGATATTCAAAGAGGCTAAGATATTTCTTAGAGGCGTATCACCTAAATCTAAGCCATCACTCAGCGATAATTGATAAATAGTGATAGACTGAAAGGCATTGTTTTGAAATGCGTTACTTTGAAAAGCTCCTGCCATTATTCACCATCTCCCTTTTAGTAAGCGAATTGCGCAAACATATTCAATGGATAGCAGAATATTGCTCTAGTCGCTCCATCGGTGGCGTTCTTAATATACATAGTGTAATAGCAGACGACAGAATTGGGGTAGTAAGAACTCGCCAGAAGATGCGTTGCCTTCAGCACATGACCTACATAGAAATACAGTCCAGTGGCGTTGCCATAGATTGAAAGAATCCAATCCTTAGTGCCATTTGTGTGGGTTAGACCAGTATCTGTCTGTGTCCCATTAGTCCCATTACCAGACGAAGCCCAAAGCTTACCAGATGTATCTAAATAAAACGCTACATGATTCTGGGTAAGGGATGGTGTTGCGGGGACTCCTAGCATCCCAATCCATATAGTTTGAGTAGTGCCCTGCCTAATATTTACTTTCGTTCCCCAAGAGTAACCGTATCCAGCATAAGCCTGCCAAAAACCTGCTGTGTCATAAATAATACCCTCTGAATTATTAGTTATCCCAGTAACGAGATTCCCATAAAGAAATCCTGGGGTAAACCCACCAGAGCCAGTATGCGCTTCAGTAAAGCCGTCAATGTTCATCCAATTCTTATAAACGAAGGGTATTCCCCTTTGTGATATTGGTCTTATAGGGGAAAACTCATCAGCTCCAAGATAGCCATGCGATGCAGCATGAGCGTCTGGCGTGGCTGTTCCTTCATGGTCAGCGTTCCAGTCCACAGGGCGGACTAGAGTTTCGTCAGCCCCATCTTCTACTTCGCTTGTAAATGTGTGCTTTATTGCCATTTATATTCCGCTCTTAAATCTTAATTTTGTTGTCAGGTTTCTATTGTATAGCTGAACGACTAGAGATATGACACGAAAGAAGTAATTTATCATTGGCACATCTCCCAGCTTCATTCCATCAGATATACTGACATTCATTAACGCAGATAATTGCCCTGTGTCAGCAAACTTCACTCCGTCTGATAGGGTAAGTAACTTAACGAGTTTTAACGTAGTGTCGCCAAACGTTAATCCATCTGTTATCCCTAAGCTGGCTAGTATATTTACCAACGGAGAGTCCCCAAGTTTAGTGCCGTCTGATAATTCCAAGTTCGCCAGCATTTCTGCTAAGGGAGAATCTCCGAGATTTAACCCGTCTCTCAGGGTTAGATAGATAATACCAGTCTCTAATTCGGCAAGGTT